GAGTTCAGAATCTAAAAGGCTCTGGAGAAGAGCTATCAAAGAGCACTTTAATTGTCAATGCGTTTATTGTGGAGGAACTTATGAATTACAACAACTCACTATTGACCATGTACGCCCTAAATGCAAAGGGGGTAGAGATGAAACGGCGAATGTCGTGCCTTCTTGTCAACGATGCAATCAGGAAAAAGGTAGTAAAGACTGGCTGGACTGGATGAGACAAACGTTCGGCGTGACTGAACGAGAACAAACTATTTTATCACATATAAGATGAGCAAATACACCAAACCCATACCGCTTGATAAACTGCCAGAAACTCCAGCAGTATATGGCGAGATGATAGAAGAATATAATGAAACAAAAAAGACTGTATCTAGAGATATAGAGGTTGAAGGTCTGGGTAAGGGTAGGCTTGTACTGAGTAAACAAAACAAAGGCAAGCCCTTCTTTTATGCAGATGAAGCAAATATAGAAGCAAATCAGAAAGCTGCTAAACAATTACAAACAGCTGAAACTATAGCTAACGCACCAATGTTACTAGCTCCATTCTTTAGTATAGCTAAAGGTGGTCAAAGAATAATTAAACAGAGAAGAGACAATCAGATTAAGAAGTCTGCACTAGCAGCCCAAGATCTTGATAAGGTAAAAAATGTAATTGATTTAGTCAGTAGTAGAGCAAAAGGTAGTGTCAAACCAGAAATACCTTCTAAAACAACTGCTCCTACTACGAGTATAATGAACATGTATAAAGATACAGGACTGTCACCAAAACAAAAAGAGGTGTTATCTGGTATTACTGCACGGATGGCTGGAGGACTTGATGTACCGTCAATACCACCAAAAGGTGTGAAGTTACGTGATGATCCTATTGATAGAGATGCAGCTTTATTTAGAGCACAAAGCGATGCTGATAATTTAGATGTAGACCAAGCCTCTCCTACATTTGGTCAAGAGTTACCAAACTTTGGAGTGCCTATGCCTACACAGCTTGCTAACGAGCTAAGAGGTCAAGCAGCTGACGAAGTAGTTCAAGGAATGGTGGCTAATGTAAACCCATCGCAAAAAATTGCACTAAATAAAAGTATTACAGAGATTCCCGGTTACAAAGCTGTTGTTGGTAGCCCTTATTATTATGATTATAACGTTATAAGACAGCTTATAGCTGGTGGCACTGTAGCAAAAGAGTTAGGATTAAGAACAAGAGGAGTAAGTGCACGAGACTTTTTAGAGGCATTTCAAACACCTGTAACTATAGGTGGAGCATCTAGAGGTGTTGACTTTGGAACTTATAGAAATATGAACGTACCTAAGTTAAGAGAAGCGTTTGGGCCAGCACTAGATGCTTTAGGTTTACCTAGAAATGCTGCTCAGATACATCACATAGCAGCTTTACATGGTATTTCTGGTATATTCCATAAATTAGGATACAATAGTCCAATATATAGAGAGGTTGTTGAGACTATATTAGCAGAGTTACCTGAGTTTGCAAAAGGTATTGGTAGTATGTCTGGAAACTTAATGCCAATTATTTCTGGTAGTGCTGACTCACCTCATTACTATGCTCACTTATTCTACACTGATGTTATTGGTAAAGATGGTAGTAAGTTCTTTACACCAGAAGTCCTAGAGAATATGGTGAAAAGTAGAAACTATAGAATACAAAAAGCTAAAGAACTAGGTCAAATTATAGCTCAAGCTGAACGTATAGCAGCCCAAGCTCAAACTGTATATGAACAGTTGTATGCACAGGGTACAAGTATACCGTTTAGTGAAATTATGGACGTTATGATGCAGTTAAATATAGAAGGTAAACTTCCTAGAAACATAATGGCTCCAAGATACCAAGTCAAAGCTATAGGAAATTTAATAAAAGATATTAACTTAGCTTTAGAAATAGAACAACTCAATCCTAGTTTAGATGTAATGCTTGTATTACAAACTAAAAATAGACGTAATGTTCAAGTGTTAAGAGATATAATTGCTGGTGGTGGTACTGGTGGCGATGCACAAAAAGCTTTAAACAAGTTGTATGGTAAACCTCTTCCCGGTGGTGGGGTACAAACCGACTTGTTTGAAGATCTTATTGATGTTGAAAACTTCTTAGAAAAGTATCGTATAGAAGCACGTAATAAACGAGAAAATGCAAAAGTAAGAAGAAATCAAGCAAAATACTTTGCAGATCCGGAGATAAACTGAAAAAATGGAAAATTCCCTAGTTTTACTACAGCAAGACTTCAAGCTCTTCCTACAGGCATTGTGGGCAGAGCTGGGCTTGCCTAGTCCTACGAGGGCACAGTACGCTATTGCGGACTACCTACAGAATGGCCCGAAGCGTTTGCAAGTGCAGGCGTTTCGTGGTGTAGGTAAATCGTGGATTACTGGTGCGTTCGTATTATGGACACTATTCAACGACCCAGAAAGAAAGGTCATGATAATCTCTGCATCAAAAGAACGTGCAGACAATATGTCCATCTTTCTACAAAAACTCATCATAGACACACCTTGGTTAAAACACCTCCAACCTAAGTCGGACGACAGTAGATGGTCAAGGATAAGCTTTGATGTAAACTGTAGCCCACACCAAGCACCATCAGTCAAGTCAGTTGGTATTACCGGACAGCTGACAGGATCTCGTGCAGACCTGATGATTCTTGATGACATAGAAGTCCCCGGTAACTCACTTACGGAGTTCATGCGTGAAAAACTATTACAACTATGTACTGAAGCGGAGTCGATCCTTACCCCGAAGAACGATAGCCGTATTATGTATCTCGGGACTCCTCAGACTACTTTTACTATTTATCGTAGGCTGGCAGAGCGCAACTATCGTCCCATGGTTTGGCCAGCAAGATACCCAAGAGCAGCCAAGCTCAACAAATATGGAGAAGTCCTAGCACAGGATATACTTGAAGACATCGAACAGGGTGTCGAAGAATGGACACCTACAGATGATAGGTTTACAGATGATGACCTGATAGAAAGAGAAGCGTCTATGGGTCGTAGTAACTTTATGCTTCAGTTCCAATTAGACACAACACTATCAGATGCACAAAAATTCCCCCTTAAAATGGCTGATCTCGTTATCACTAGCGTTAATCCTACTACTGCACCCGAAGACATCGTATGGTGCAGCGATCCTAGTAAAGTCATACGAGATGCCCCAACAGTCGGGCTCCCGGGTGATTACTTTTACTCTCCAATGCAACTCGTGGGAGAGTGGAGCAGCTATGATGAAACGATTTGCAGTGTTGACCCAAGCGGTCGTGGAACGGATGAAACGGCTGCCGCCTTCCTCTCTCAACGAAATGGACTTATCTATTTGCATGAGATGTCAGCCTACAGAGACGGGTACTCGGATAGTACCTTGCTCGACATCCTTGCCAAATGCAGAACATATGGAGTCACAAGCTTGGTTATTGAAACAAACTTTGGAGATGGCATCGTAGGTGAGCTATTTAAGAAACACCTTATAAACACTAAACAACACATCAATATTGAAGAGGTACGTGCAAATGTTCGGAAAGAAGACAGAATTATCGACTCACTTGAGCCTGTTCTTAATCAGCATCGTCTTATTATCGACCGTGGTGTCATTGATTGGGATTATGCGTCCAACAAAGACAGTCCAGCTGAAGAAAGGCTCCTCTATATGCTATTTTATCAGATGAGTCGTATGTGTAGAGAAAAAAGGGCTGTAAAACACGATGACAGGCTTGATTGCCTTGCTCAGGGTGTAAAATACTTCACAGATGCCCTATCTATCTCTGCACAAGACCAAATACAGATGAGAAAGAAGGAAGAATGGGATAATATGCTCGCAGAGTTTCTAGATGACCCTCAAGCCAGTGCGAATCACATGGTTTTAGGTCTAAATCTGGAGCAACGCAACGAAGCACGTGGTCTAGACGACAATACATCAGGCTATAACTGGCGTTAGGTCGATCACGCACTTATACAGGGGAAGAGAAGGGTGGACTCCTCTCCTGTACCTAATATCCTATGAGTGGATATTCCTTAATAACCTACTCCAACTAACCAACATGAAGCTATTTGCAGCCCTCGAAAGGGCCTTGCTAGCTCGATGGAGGAAGATAAAAGTCGCTCTAAAAGTAAACAAGTGGCCATTATTGAGCCTCAAAGAGCAGCGATTACAACTAAAGAAGCAGTATCTGGAGTCATTATTCCGTAAAAAATGAAGCATTTACACACAGGTCAGTTCAAACAAGTCTATAAAGAGGTTAAAACACCGCTACCACACCTTAATTTTCTTATATTAGGCTTCTTAGTCTGGCTAGAACAGCTCTATCTTGACTATACTATCAAAGCTAACCTCGATTCAGCTATAGATGACTACCATAAACAGATGGACCGCCTAGAAAATGACAAAAATTTGTGAGGTCGATATACGTCGTGCACAGGACGGTTATCCCCCTTGCCGGTCGCAGTATAATATAGCGGCTTGAGACTCGTGTGACGCGTGAATCGCATGAGTCCAACTGCAACAAGGACGCACCAGACGCTGTAGACGCATTAGTCTCGCCATCTGTAGGCGTTCCAGTCTTGCGTCTCATAATACTCACACTCATGTGCGACTCATTTGCATCGTGTGGGACTGCTCAAATCTCAACACAATCTCATATTGGACGGCTATAATAGGTATATACGAGAGAAAAGGAGATTCCAAACATGACAAACATTGAGACACAAGCTAAGACAGCCTTCGGTAAGACACTACACTATGTGGTCAATCCAACATACAAAGCTGCTCTCACTAGACTCACTGGTAAGAAGACTATCAATGAGACTGACATTGCTGCACTTGAGACACTAGGTATTGCAGTCAATCTCAAGCCTGCGACTCAACTTGCACTCGCTGTAGGTTAGTCTCATGATATATACATATATTAAGATGCCCTCGACAATGAGTCGTAGACGTAAGTCTCAGTTTGTCAAGCGTATCAAATCGAGACCCGTGAAAGTGTCGTGAGACTCACACATCTCACACTCATTCACAATCAGTCTCATGCGACTCACTATACTCATCTGAGATTCCACACATCTCAACACAGTCTCACGATGAGATGCTATAATAGAGGTATGAGACAAAGATTACAACCTATTTCACAATCACAAGGACGGACGCACACATGACAGGACAAGGAACAAACCTACCTTACAAGGTCGCACTCGAGATCGACATTGACTGCGAGGAGCTACTTGACGCTATCGGACTTGACTACACAAGGTCAGAGTCTGACGACACACAGAACATTGTCGAGCTTGAGCTTGACTATGCTGGGTTCAATGACGTATTCGAGCAATCAGTACTAGCACTAACCAACGAGCAGACGCTTGGCACAGCACTACTCAATCCAGAGCTAGGCGAGTACACCACCAAGGTATCAGTCACTACACCACAAGGAGACACTATATGCTTTTCATAACACTACTACTATCACTCCTACTGTTCACACCACAGGAGTTCACTAACCTATACACCTATCAACAAAGGACACAGCTATGCTACACCATCTAACCTTCGGACGTAACTGGTCAAACGACAGGGACGCACACGACATTGTTACAGACCTTGACTGGCAGATGTTCTGCGAGGAGGTACTTGACACACACTTTGATGGCTACATGGTCACAGACGCAAACGGATGTTGGAAGTCTGAACATGAGCTAACAAAGCAGGTCTCAATCGAGACAGACAACAGGCAGGCTATCGACGACGTAGCTGAGCTATACAAAGAAATGTTCAACCAAGACGCAGTTGGACACTACATCACACCATCAATGGAGTTTATTTAATGACCAATCACGCACCTATAGACGAGCCTATCTTAGAGATACTCAACGCATACAATCCGCTTGAGATCAAGGACATACTACTACATGGAGCTTGGCGTAAAGCGACTAAGCACAAGTCATGGGACGAAGTACTAGCTTACTACAAGGACAATATCGACTACATGCACCACTACTTGCTTGACTCACCAGAAGCGTGGAGGCAGTATGGCATGATGCAAGCTGCATACACCATGACAGATCACACACCAGAGGATCAGAAGGAGTACATCAAAGACGTATTCTATCTATACCTTGACGTACTTGCTGCTGACATTGGACACAAGTGGGACTTACACAACAGACCAAGAAAGCAGATCGAGGACGAGGTACTAGCTATTGAGTTGAAGATACGCAAGGAGAGTCTTGGAGTTATTGACGGAGGTAAGTCATAATGTACCACGAGTTCCCAACATACATAGACGACAAGGGCATGATACCAGTACTGCTTGAGCATGACTGGATGTGCTACACCAATGGCACATGGACGAACTGTCCGTATCCAATATACAAAGCATTGTCCAAGCAGTTCAGACACAACGGCAATGCTCAGGAATTATCCAGATTTCCTAACAAAAGGTCGACAACTTACAAAACTTCGACTATAATATAGATATGAACATCTTTGTAACAGACCACTGCCCGATACAATCGGCTCGCAACCTACCCGACAAGCACATAGTCAAGATGCCACTCGAGACTTGCCAGATGCTTGCTATCATATACAGCGATTGGTACTACGGAGTGGGCAAGCTTTACAAACAGGACGGCACACCCTATCGTACAGCACATGGTGCATTTCGCAACCACCCTTGTACACAGTGGGCTGCCGCCAACCAGTACAATCTAGCATGGCTCATACGACACGGCTATGCTTTGTGTGACGAGTACAATCAACGCTATGGCAAGGTGCACACCTGTCTTGACGTTATCAGTCAAGCCGAACGCATCTTTCACAGGTCGTTCTCCCATATCAACACGT